CGGAGGAAGGAGAAGCAAAAATGACAAAATTACAAGTGCTAAACACTTTAGAGGTTGAAGATTTCTCTTGTTGTGGTGGCGAATGCGAGTATGTGCTCGTAGAGATAACCGCCGCGAACATCAAAACATTGCTAGATGCTGGATTCACCACAAATCAGATCGATGAGGCAATGGGGGATGATAAAACACACATCGACTTGGCGGTGTTGGGGTTTCTGTATGCGAATGCGGGATGGTGGAGCAAAAATGACGGATTTACCGCATAAGGCGGCAGAGGAGGAGCCGGCATGAACAGAGAAACGCTTGAAAAAGAATATGGGAAATGCCGCGAGGCATTGGCGCAATTTCTATCGGATACGCGAGATATTCCCCGCGAACGACTGTTGGAAATCTGCGCCGCAGAGCGCGAGGGGCGGTACGTGGTGCTGCCTTGCTGGGGAAAAGTGTTCATCCATAGCGGCGGGAAGGTGCAAGAAATGGAAATGTGCCACTATCGCGGTAATACTGCGGGAGTGTACGACATGCGGTGCGAATGTGCTGACCAATTCGAGGACTGTGATAGGATCTGCGCAAACGAAAATGAAAAGGCATGTGCTTACAATTTCCGCGTCGCTGAAATCGGAAAAACCGTATTTCTCAACCGCGAGGAAGCCGAAAAGGAGTGTGCAAGCCATGAGTGAACAAACAAAAGCTGCAATCAACTATTTTTCAGAACTTCGGCGGCGATTTGAGGATAAACCAGACGAAAGCCTTTGGGGGAAAGAACACAAGAGAACAACGCGAGACATGATTGATATTGCTTTGGAAGCGTTGTGCCGCTCTGATGGCTGGATACCTACAAGCGAAAGAATTCCGAAAGACAGAGAATATGTCCTGATATATGAGCAATCACATTTAGGAAGCTCGATACAGGTTGCATGCCATGAGCCAGGAATTCAAACAACATGGAAAGCGCCGGGCGGACCAATGGGATGGAAAGACAAGGATGTAATTTACTGGCAGCCTTTACCACGGCCGCCGAAAGGAGATAAGTAAATGGGAACCATTAACGAATTCGCAACACAGATACATCGTAACGCAAGGGATCACGGGTGGTGGGACGAACCAAAAAGAACTTTTGGCGAACTGATAGCACTCTGCCACTCTGAACTATCAGAAGCGCTGGAAGAACACCGAAACGGACATGCGCAGGATGAAACATACTACGCGCTTGGTGGAAAGCCAGAGGGCATACCGACAGAATTGGCAGATGTGATAATCAGAATCTTGGACATGTGCGGATACTACGGTATCGACATTGAAAAAGCATTATATGAAAAACACAGGTATAACCAATATCGTCCATACCGGCACGGCAACAAAGTTATTTAACTAAAGAAGGGGATGGGTTATTGAAGCTGCAAACGCTCAAGTCTTATGCAAGAATGGACAAGCGTATGGAGGAAAAGAAAGAAAGCCTTGCAAGGCTAAAAAGCGAACGCGAGAAAACAACAAGCACGTTATCCGACATGCCACGATCAGAAGGATACGACCGCGACAAGCTTTTAAGGCAAACAGCGCAGATAATAGACCTAGAAGCCGAAATAAGAGACGACATATTATATCTTGAATCTGTCAAAAGAGAGGTTGACGCATGGCTTGAAACGCTTGAAGCGAACGAAGAAAAGGTTATGACGCTAAGATATATTAATGGGATGTCGTGGGGAAAGGTGGCAGATCAAGCAGGATATAGCGAAAACGGTCCATACAAAGTGCAGGAGAGCATGATAAAAAAAGGGAAGCTTGAAACAGTATAGGTTTTTATAGTAAATTTATGGTAAAATGCTACTGGAGAAAGATAACCTATAAGTATAACACATCTATAAGGGCGGAGCAATCCGCTCTTTCTTTTTGGGAGCAACGGCGCAATGAGAGAAGCGCTGGTTGAGGATCGCACAACGCAGGAGAGGGGCTTGTGCATTTTTAGGGGGTAGGTTATGCGCTGGGAAGAAAAAGCTTTAAGCATGTTCGTTGAAAGAAAGACATGGAACGAGATATTTGACGAATTGATATGCCAATTTCCAGACTTAACACCTGAGCAAGCGAGAAACAAGATAAGGGATTACATTAGATCGACGCCTGAGTATGCACAACGAAAAAACGAGGAAGTTGAAAAATCGTCGGTGAGTTATTCTGGTGATGGTACGGTTGTATCAACAAAGTTTCTGAAACTCAGGGATGGAACCGCCTTAACCCACAAAGATCTTTTAGAACTGCATGGCCTCGATCCTACACAATGGGAAGTTGTCAACTGCATCAACAACTATTGGAATTCACAGCGATCAGGCGGCGGGCTGCAAATAAGCTATCAAAGCAAGCTGACTGCTAAACCGATCAAGAGAGCAATCAACCTTGAAGAGATCGGGAAGCACTTTGCACAACTCGACAGAGAATACAGACAACCACGGCCCGTTATATACGCGGGCGGGAATCAAATGGCGGAAGTCAATATAGCGGATCTTCATTTGGGAAAGCTATGCTGGCATGGTGACACAGGGAATGATTACGATTATCGAATCGCTCGTGAAATGTTTTACAAGATCATCGGTGAAATCAAAGAAGAACTTCGACACAAGAAGCTTGAATATATTCTGTTCGTTGTTTTTAATGATTTCTTCAACTCGGATAATCTGGAGCAAACCACAACCGCAGGAACACCGCAAGACACAGACACAAGATGGCCAAAGATGTTTAACGTAGGCTGCGAAATGATCGTAACCGGCGCGGATATGTTGGCTGAGATTGCGCCTGTAAAAATTCTGTACATCAAATCAAACCATGATGAAATGACGGGATATGCAGCCGTTCAATATGCATCTGCGTGGTTCAGGAACGACGACAACATTACGGTGGATACGGACGCACGGGGCCGCAAGTTCATCCTGTACGGCAACACGTTACTTGGTTTTACACACGGAGATAAAGACGGAAAAGAAGGAACCAAAGAAAAGGCTTCTCGTTTAGCATCCTCAATGCCGATTGAAGCAAAAGAACTTTGGGGAAAAGCCAAATACCACGAGATTCACGCGGCACACCTTCATTCCGAACAAATGATACAAGAGATCAATGGCGTAATAGTAAGACGGATTTCTTCACCGACAGCAACAGACGCATACCACTATGATGCTGCTTATATCGGAAGTGTACGCAAAGCGCAGACATTCATCTACGACAAAGAGCGTGGGTTAATGCAGATCATCAACACGCCGGTTGAGAGCTTATAGGAGTTGACATCATGAGAGACAAAGTAAAGGTTATATACATAGATGATACACGCGCAGAAGTTTTTGTAAATGGAACAAAGATAAATGAAGTTACGCGAATAGATTACTCGCACGATGCTGGATGTGTGCCGACTCTAAGATTAGAGTTGACATACTATTTTGCTGGGCAAGACATAACGATCATCAAAGAACCAAATGCACAATGTAAACAATCATAGGATGGTGACATTATGAAATATCAATGCGAATCATCGGGATCGCCAGATCCAAGACAAATCATGCAAGACATAGAACAGGTTAAGGAAGACAAGAAGGTGTGTAGTCTCAAGGTATGCGTTAACGCAGACATGTCACAAATTGACGAGGCAATATCAAAAATTAAAGAGCTTAAGGATTTGCTTGGGTCACTTGAAATCAACCTAACCATCAAAAGATAATGCCGAATCGAGCTTTAACATTCTGCAAATGGCCCGGATGCAATGAGCTTACCAGCAATGGATACTGCGACAAGCACATGCCATTACATGAAGCAAAGCAGGCCGAGGCAAACAAGCGATACGAGAAAAGCAGAGGGAGCGCAGCAAGCCAAGGATATGATCACGAATGGCGGAAAGCAAGGCTGGCATATCTAAGACAACATCCATTGTGTGAAGACTGCGAAGCACAAGGCAAGATCGTAACCGCAACGATGGTGCATCACAAGGTGGCGATAAAGGACGGCGGGGCAAGGCTTGACATGAGGAACCTACGAGCGCTATGCAATGCATGCCATGAAAGGATAGAAGGGCCAAACAGATGGAAGAAGAAAACACCGTCGAACAAATAGAAGTTACGACAATGGAAGAAGATATAGAACATTTAAAATATATTGATGGAATAAAAAAGAATAGGAACCAAACTGAGAGGTAGGGGGTGTTAAATCCCTACAAACGACGCCGCCTAGAACGGGCTGCCCCCTCAACGCAAGATTTTATCCCACATCAACTTTCCGAAAGGAGGTCAAAGCATGCCGACACCGCCAAAACCCTTCACGGTATTGTCATCCGAAGGAAAATCACACCGTACAAAAGCGGAACTTGAACAGCGCAAACAGGAAGAGCAAGCCTTGACCACCGGCGTACACATGAAAGAATGGGATGAGGTTAAAGCCGACCAGGTTGCACATAAAGAGTTTCAGCGAGTGCGCAAACTGCTTGAAAAAATCGGCAAGGACGATTCGCTGTTTGAAGGCGCAGTAAACAGATACGCCACGCTACGCGCAGAGTGCTTTGATTTTGAAACGCGGAAAACCGAAGTTCAAAACGACGCGGATGAACTGCGAAGGAAATACACCGATCACGAAATAGAGTTTTTGGATTATATGGCTGCAAAAGACAAGCTAAACAATGTCGTGCTTGCTCTTGACAGGCAGATACAAGCCAAGCGAAAAATGCTTTTGGACATCGAAAAAGAAAACATTATGACCATTGCTTCTGCACTAAGGTCCATCCCAAAAAAGGTTGAAAAGGCAGAAAAGAAAAGCGGATTTGCAGCATACCGGGAAAAATGGAATGATGCGCAATGATCAACAATCGACGCGCTACGGCCGTCATTGAATTTATAGAGCTTTTACACCTGACAGGCGATTTCTACGGCCAGTCTTTTATTTTGCAGGACTGGCAAAAAGAAGTTTTGCGAAACGTCTATGGAGAAGTCAAGGAAAACGGATTAAGGCAATACCAATACGCTTACCTTGAGGTCCCAAAGAAAAACGGTAAGACAGAACTGACCGCGGCTCTTTCTATCTATCATCTTGTTTGTGACGGACCGGGCGGTCAGATATATTGCTGCGCAGCAGAACGGGAACAGGCTTCGCTTGTTTATCGCGCCGCAAAACAGATGATCGAGCAGGAACCGGAACTAGAAGAAATACTCAATGTCATTGACAGCAAAAAGGAAATACACAACAGGGATACAGGAACATATATTAAGGTACTTTCTGCCGAGGCGTATTCAAAGCACGGTCTTAATCCGACCGTTGTAATATTCGATGAGCTTCACGCACAGCCTAATCGCGACTTATGGGATGTCATGACGTTCGGTGCTGGTGCGGCGCGTAAAGAACCGTTATGGCTTGTGATAACTACCGCAGGCGATGATCCAGACCATAAATCAATTGGCTGGGAAGTTCACGAAAAGGCACGTAAGGTGCGCGACGGCGAGATGGTTGATCCGACGTGGTACGTAAAAATATATGGCGCGCCCGATGATGCAGATATCTTTGATGAAGAAACATGGCATAAAGCAAATCCGTCATTGGGCGTGTCAATTT